TAAGAGCGAGACAGAAGCTGATATTGATATCGAGACAAAAAGGTTGAAAGCCCAAGCTCAAGCGACCGGTAAAATAGGCGGTGAAACGTCTAAATCAAATTCTAAGGTTGACGTTAATGCCTAATATTTATGACGCAATGATCCGCCATCAATTGTTTTTGGAGGCGGTCAAGGAACGTGAGGCGAGACTTTCAGAAGATGTCATAATTGGCATTCTAAATTTTTATCTTGATGAATTAGAACAGTTAGACGTTAGCTCTTTGGATGAATTGAGTAAAGGCAAGTTGCTTCTTATTCTGAAACAGCTTAGGGAAATAGCCGTAGAGCGATATGTGTTTTACACTATAGAATTTCTATCTTTCCTTGAACAACTATGCGGCATTGAAACAAAAATGACCGCTAGCATTATTAAAAACGTTAGCACACAACCTTTGCGTAATGTCCCGCTCAAAGAGTTTGGCACTAAATATCAAGCTCAAGTGTGGGCAAATAATAGCAACGCGATTCTCGCCGCAAGTGGTTTGACTGTAACTGAGTATATAGATAATTTTGGTAAAGCTTACATTGGGGCTATCGAAACAGAATTTAAGAAAGGATTTGCTAATCGTCTTAAGATTAGCGAAATTAAAAATGGTCTATTAGGTGAGTATAAAAAACTTCCTAATATGAAACGTAAACGACAAGGCGGAGTTGGCGCCAGATACATGAATCTTGCGAAAGCTACAGTTGAAACGTCTATTCAACATGTGTCAGGCTTTGTGCAGAACAAGATTCAATCGTTATTCTTTGATGAATATATATGGCTTTCTATCCTTGATGGAAGAACTACGGATATTTGCTTAAGTAGAAATCGCCTAGTCTATAAATACGGGCAAGGTCCGATCACGCCTGCCCACACTCGTTGCCGCTCTAGAACGGTGCCGTATGCCGGTAATGAGCCTGATCAACCGAAGAATTTACTTGACTGGTTAAAGCTTCAGCCCGAAAGCTTCTATCGAAGAGTTTTGCCTTTCGAGATCGCAGAGAGAATTTCCAAAGGTCAAGATGCCGGTATTGATCCAAACAAGTTTATCCCTGTTCGTGAACTTGATTTGAGACAGTATCGGGAAACTCTAGGCGCAATCATAGCATAGGGATAAGTTATGTTTAAGCAGAAAATCAGTGCCGCCGAGTATAACGCTTTTGTTGGCGATGATGCTTGGAAAAAGAACGTATATAAGAAAGACGGTGACAACTACCTTTTGGACGCCGAAAGAGACACAGACACGTCAGCGCTTATCACGGCAAAGACAGCCGAGAAGGATCGCGCCGATAGTGCGGAACGTAGAGCTAACGAACTGTCAACATCAATGGCAGCGCTGCAAACGCAATTCGATGCGATGAAGGCGGAACAAGACGCTAACAAGACAAATAAGAATAAAAAAGACAATAACATCGATGCGTTGGAAAAGGATTGGAACGAAAAGATCACTGCCGAAAAAGAAGGCAGAACAAAGGATCGAGAGCATTTCGAGACTGCTATTCGCAATATGGCCATCAACGCATTTGCTGATAGTCTCGCGACAGAGATTTCGACAAGCCCGCGCATGATGCGAAGAGAGATCATCGATCAAATTAGCGTTGAGCTTGGGGATTTCTCAAAGTTGAATCTATCAGATAGCAAGTCGCTATCTGAGGCTGTCAAGGTCCGCATCATGAAAGACGGTCAACCGTCGTCCATGACGCGTGATGAATTCAAGGCCGCGCTAGTTGCAAATCCCGATTACAAAGCTATTATTCGCGCGGGTGGCGGTTCTGGCGGCGGTGCTGGCATGAACGGCCAAGGTGGAGGAGCAGGCGGCTCCAAAGCTTTCAAAGACCTGAACGACCAAGAACGGATTGCCTTGCAGAGGGACAATCCGACAGAGTTCGCAAGACAATCAGCAGAACATGCGCAGACGGCGCGAGGTTACTGAGGCTGATTAACCTTAATCCTCAAATAATAGGGCCTTCGCATGTCTACTTCTGTTGTCCAACTTTCGGACGCTGTCGTTCCGGTAGTCTATGACAGTTATACCGCTGTTTTGACTCCCGCCAATCGTCGTCTTGCCGAGAGCGGTATTCTTTCCCGCTCCGAGGTATTCGACACGATGGCGCGCACAGGTGGCCGGACCCTGGTTGTTCCCTTCTGGAATGATCTTGATACGTCGGGCGAGCCTAACTATTCGAACGATGATCCCGATGACCATGCAGTGCCGGATTCTGTGACTACCGGGACGATGAACAGCCGCAAGGCGTTCGTCAACAACGGTTGGTCGGAGATGAATCTTGTGCAGGAACTCATCGGCACTTCGCCGATGCAACATATCCGCAATCGAACCGGCAACTTTTGGGAGGTAATGAAGACCAAGAGGCTAGGAGCAATCCTAGTTGGACTTCGTGACTCCAACGTGTCCAAAAACGCTTCTGATATGGTTTTGGATATCACAGGCGGCACCGGTGACGCCGCTGTCTTCAACAGCAATGCATTCTTGGATGCAGCTTACACTGCCGGTCAGAACGCAGATGTCTTCACGACTATCGTGGTCCACTCCATGATCGCATCTGTGATGGCCAAAGAAGACGAAATTGACTTCGTTAAGGACAGCGAAGGCAGAATCATTCTTCGCCAGTATAAGGGACTTAACGTCATTACGACGGATGACCCTTCCCTAGTGTCGGGAGCAGGTAACGCACGTAAATTTACCTCTATCCTGCTTGGTCGCGGTTCTATCGGGTTCGGGGCCAGTGCGGGAACGTGCCTGGCATTTGGCGAGGGCACTCCGAAAAAGCCTGTCGAAGTGGTGAGTTCCGCGTCGGCCGGTAACGGCGGTGGGCAAGAAACGCTTTGGGAACGACATACGTGGGTCATGCACCCGTATGGGTTCAATTGGACCGATCCGGCAGTGCCGGCTGAATTCAGTCCGACGCATGCGGAATTGAATGCAGCGGCCAATTGGACGCGAGTTGTTCCGCGAAGTGCGGTTCCGATGGCGTTCCTTGTTAGCTACGCCAAGGCACAGGCATAAGGCTAGCTAACTATTAACTGCAACTACGCTAAGGCTTGAAATACAGCCTTAGCCAATCACAGGAATAGTAAAATGCTATCTCTCGAAAAAAGAAAGGCCGCGCGCAAAGAGCGCAAAGGATCGGCACAAAAGGAAGCCGAAGACTTCAACTACAGGAACTTTCTACAGAACAACAGAAGTGGCGAGAACGAACCCGGCAACGACACTTCAAAAGGATCAACGGAAAACAGCGACGGTGATGCTACCGCACAGACTGCATCACAGCGAGAAGCAGCCGCGATCAAGCGAGAAAAGCAAGAAAGCGAAGGTGGATTCGGCAAGCAACCGACGCAACCGACGCAACAGAACAAAAGTTCAAAAGACAAATAATATAGTCTTTTGATAATATGATGGGGACTTAGGAAAATGGCACTAGAGTTAGAAGACGGCACTGCTAAGGATGACGCTAATAGCTTTGTCTCTGCTAATACTCTAGTGCCATACGCCGCGACCAGAGGCGTCACCATGACGACTCAACAGGCTGAAATTCATTTAACAAGAGCATGGGATTATCTTAATTTATTTGAAGCTGAATTAAAAGGTTCCCGCAAAAGCGAGACGCAATCAGGCATCTATCCTAGGAACGGCGTCTATCTAACCGCCGACTCGGAAGAATACCCTGACAATCTAATTCCGTCACAAGTAAAATTCGCACAAATGGCAGCGGCATTAGCAAGCTTTGACGGTCTAAGTCTGACGCCTAATGTTAGCGCAGGACCGCAACTTAAGCGTAAAGACAACCCGGCAATCAAGCGTGAATGGTTCGAAGGTGCAGGCAATAGCATGCCTACACTTCCGGCCGTTGATAGTTGGTTAGCTGTTCTGAAAGATCGAGAAGCGGTCGGAAGCTTGGCCTTTGCGGACGTGGTTAGAGGCTGATGAATTATTCTAACGACGCAGTCGAGTTCTACAACGATTGCAAGGAAGACGGCGGGCCTATAACCCTAACATTTCCTAACATCAAGGTTGGAGATGACAGCGGGAATGCTAAGCCGTGGGACGGTAGTCCGCTAGAACCTCTAACTAAAGAAACGTTTGCAATTTTCGATATTCTTAGCTCGTCTGTTGCTGATAAACGTCGATTTGGGCAAACCTGTTATTTCTCGTCATATACTTTGACGCATGATGGCGAACAGTTGTTGATTGATGCTTCATTAAGGATAACAGATCAGTCGGGTCGAGAGTATGAAGTTGTAGCCGCTCCCGCTGTTCATATTAGTGGCGGTATTCCTATTCTCTATATTTGTGAGGTTAGAGAATGGCCACAAAAATAAAAGAATACAAAGACTTTTATCTCGGAAATGCAACCGATATATGGAAGACTTTACCGCCGATCATCGGCATCGCCGGCCCTTTCCCTGTTTTATATACAGATTTAGATAGCAATGAAATCCCTAAGCCGCATCCTGGCGATAAGTTATGGTCGCGTTTGACTTGGGATATAAACATTGCGGTTCCAACCAATATTAAGCAAACAACATGGCGTGTAGACGCTTCTCTGTATATGCAGATATTCGGCAGTACTAGGCTAAACATTACAAATTCTAGAGTAGAGCAAGCCGGGCTCTATATGCAAGACAAACTCAACAGCTTAAATAATCCCGATATCATGGTTATGGCCGGTTATTATAGCAGGCGTAATCAAGATGGGGGATATTATGGCGGCTTAGTCACTATGAATTATATTTGGTATGAACGCAGATCGAAAAACGAATAGATCGAAACTTCAATGACTCTAAACAAACGTTATGAGTTCATGTCAAACTCGCCTTCTACCAGATAAGCTGTAATTCTGAAAGGTTAAGATCATGGCTCTCAAGGATACGATTAGCTCCAACTCGACCGAGCTTCTAGCGGCGAGACAGAATGATCCTAAGCTCATTCCTCAGAACGCCGATTGGTTCGAACGTGAGCCTAACGAATATGGCGATTTTGGGCGTCAGAATGACAAGGTCGCCCGTCGTCCGATCAATTCCAGCCGTATGCCGAAGAAAGGAACGCTTGTCGGATATAAGGCAAGTGCAGGATTTACGTTCGACTTTACCTCACAGAATTCCTTACCCACATTTGAGGAATTCTTGTTTGCTAATTGCCGACGTAAGGGAATGGTTAAAAGCGAGAGTATTCTTGCGGACGGCTATGTTCTATCGTCTGGTGGAACGTTGTTCAACGCGGGCGACATTATTTTTGTTGAAGGTGTATCAGCGGCTATTGGTAATCTTGGGCGCAAAATTCTATCTGCCGATGCGGTGGACGCTAAGATCAGTCTCGCCGGCCTGACTATCGATGCCGACGCAGTCGTTACCATCAATCGTGTTGGGCACAGGTTCGCGTCAGGCGACTTGTCTGTTAGCGTTGTGAATGGGCTGCCTCGTCTCAACAGCGCTGCCTATGACATGACTGATTTAGGGCTCTTGCCGGGTGAACAGGTTTACATCGGGAGTGATGACGCAGCGAACCGGTTTGCTAATGCAGCAAATCAGGGATGGGTGCGCATTAAAGTCATCACAGAGGATTATCTTGAATTGGACAAAACGGATGCCCAATTCGTTGTCGATGCCGGTGCGGGCAAACTTGTGGAAATCTATTTCGGCGACGTTGTTAAAAATGAAGCTGCATTGGAAAACCAAGTTCATCATTATGTTGCGTTTAGGCGTCGTCTAGGACAGCCGACAATTGGCAGCAACACTGTGCAGTCAGAGGTTGTTTTTGGCAACCTTGCTAATGAATTGACATTTAGCATTCCTGAGAAAGACAAGACCACTATCGAAGTCGCCTATATGGGACGCGATCACAAGTCATTCGATGACGATAATGATGTGGATGCAGGTGGCAATATCATCAAGGTGGAAGAAGCCGACGCGCTTAACTCCACTGGTGATCTTAAACTTGTTCGATTGTGGGTATATAAGAAAGGGGTCGAGCAAACCGCATCGCCGACGCCTCTTATTTCAGGTTTCACTGAAATTGAATTGAATATCAATAACAATCTGTCAGAAACAAACGTTCTTACGCAAATGGGTACGTTTGCCCATACGCCTGGATTCTTCGACATCACATGCACAATGAGCGGATGTTTCGTTGAAGTTGGCGCCATGACGCCTCTTAACGAAAACCTAGATTTGACTATGAGTGCTGTCTTTGCCCGAGATAATAGAGGCGTTGGATTTGATATTCCTCTTATGTCTGGAACAAGTGACGGCCCGCAAGTTGAAATGAACGAACCGATCACAATTGAGATCGAAAACGAAGCAGCAGACGGACGTAAGTACCTACCCACATTTGACCATATGCTGTTAGTCAATTATTACAATTGGCTACCTAGCTCGGCGACAACCATATCGTAAGCTAGTTCGAGAACAGCGACATCTTAAGATAGTTCGGCAACAAGAATCACTCAAGGTTATCAAATGAATAGGCTCGTTGACGCTACGGCATATGACACAGACGCTGCCAATACCGGCGTCTGGAAGACATTTGTCGCTCCTAACCTGGAAGAGTTTCGGGTATGTCTTAAGCTCGGAGGCGTTTATAATGATGCCTTCGGTAAAAAGATGCTTGAACTAACTGCCAAGTATCGTAACAACAATATTCAGATGGAGAATATTGAACCGAAGGTCCAGCGTCAGATTGTTGCACAGGCGACCGCTGAAACAATCGTTGCTGATTGGTCCGCTGAGGATTTCGGGCAGCCGTTCTCTGTTGCGGATTGCGCAGCCACTCTTGTTGCAGCGCCGGCGTTCGCCAAATGGGTTAGCGACACAACCAACACGACATCTGATTTTATCAAGAAGGAACAGGAACGTATCGCGGGAAACTAGCATCGGCGCTAGCATATCAGTTAGACTATTTACCTGTAGCTGAAAGCATTATTCATCAATGTTTGAGGCTACAGGTTGATATTCCAGCGCCGTACAATGATCCGCCTGTGTTCGATTCTGTTTATAACATTTATTTCAGCGCATGGAATGAGCTAAGTTCATCTCGTCAGCGTTCGCCAGATGGGGTCATAGTTTATGACATTGCTAGAAAGGATGTTATAGAATACGCAAGAGAAAGAGGATGGAATTCTGATAGAGAGTTTATGGATCAACTGCATCTAATAGTCAAAAGACTTGATGATGTGTTTGTCCTAAGAGAGAATAAGCGCATAGCCAAGATAAAAGAGCGTCTTGAAAAAAAAGCGCAAAGAAAGCAAGCTAAACTCAATAGAGCTAAAAGGCGTCGATAATGGCTAAGGGCGGCGAGATCAAACCGAGAGCTTTCGCCGCTCGAATGCGCCAATTCGCAGCCTCTATTCCTGGCCAGTCAAATAGAATCAAGATGATGGTATTCTATGAGATTGGTTACAGAATTGTTCTCAATACTCCAATAGACACAGGTAAAGCGCGCGGAAATTGGTATCCCTCGTTGGGCGCTCCTGATATGAGTGTGAGCGAGTCGGCGCGAGGTTCCGGCGTATCTATTGGTCGGATACAGTCGTTTGTTAAGTCTAGCACCAATCCAGGGACAGTTTACCTTACTAATAGCTTGCCTTATATCGACCTTTTAGATGGCGGATGGAGCGGGCAAGCGCCGCAAGGATTTACCAACAAGTCTATAAGACAGGGACTAGCTAGAGCTAAGAAGACGCAGCTAATCTCTTATCCTAAAGACCGTAAGGGTTAAAAGATGGCAGGCGGAATTATAGGCAGTGAGCGAGTCGTTGTCTCAGTAGGTGAGGATGGCAACGCCTCTAAACAACTCATCAATGCTTGTAATAATGTTGCCACTGCGGCGGATCGCATGGCTGGCGCAACAGAGCGTAGCACTGAGAAAACGCGACGCGCTGGCCAGCAATCCAAACAAACATCTGGCGACCATCAACAACTATCATCAGCAATGCGTGGTGTTTATGATGTTAGCGGAATTCTGCAATCGGCATTAGGCGGTTTGTCTCTCGGGTTAGCGGTAACTAAAGTCATTCAAACCGCCGATGCTTACACGAATTTTCAGAACCAATTAAGGCTAACAACCAGAACGATGACGCAAACAAACGCTGCGTTGCAATCATCGTTTTCCATAGCACAGGCCACCCGTGCAAATTGGGACGCTATCGTTCCGACATATCGTCGTGTTAGTGACGCTCTTAAATCCATGGGTAAAGATACGTCACAAACAGCGTCAGTTGTGACAACAATAGCTCAAGCTGTTGCACTGTCAGGGACATCATCAGAAACAGCCGCTAATGGTGTTTATCAGTTCAATCAAGGTCTGGCATCCGGTGTGCTACGTGGCGAAGAGTTCAACTCTGTCATGGAAAACACGCCCGGCCTTGCGCGTGCGCTGGCACAGGGTCTAGGCGTTGGCGTTGATCAATTGCGAGCTATGGCTGAAACTGGCCAATTGACCGCAACGAAAGTCACCACCGCATTGGCTAAAGCAGCGCCTCAAGTGGCGGCTGCATTCGCACAAGTTACGCCTACAGTTGATCAAGCAATGACCACTGTTAGTAATGCATTTACCATGTATGTTGGTAAAATGAATGAATCTCTGCGTTTTACCGAACTACTAGCTAAAGGTATCATTTTCTTAGCTAATAACATTAGCGCCGTTATGCCGGCCGTTATTCTATTCGGAACAGCGATAGCGGCGTGGGGAATTTCCGTTGCTATTCCTCTAATAATGACACTAGGCGGTGCGTTTATCACATTTGCCACAAGTGTAACAACTGCGGCACTTGCATTAACAGTGTCAATGCTTCCAGCTATTATCTCTCTAGCCGCTGTCATAGGTGGCGCTTTACTTGCAATGCAGGCTTTAGGCGTTAGCTTTCAGGACTTGTATAACAAGGCTGTAGCACTGTTCCCACAATTGGCGATTCTTCAAGAATGGTGGAGCAAAGGATCAATCGCAGTAAAGGACTTGGTCGGTAAATATCAGGAATTGAACGCAAGTCTAGGCGGGTTGCAGACTGGAGCGACTAACGCAGCGAAATCGATCAATATGCTTGATGCGTCTATGAATAAGGCGTCGGGAGCTTCGAACGAACTGGACAAATGGATTCTGCGTAATGCGCAAAATTTTGAGCGAGAGGCAGAAGCGGCGCAAGCAGCGGCGTATGCTAAACGTTCAAACGCTAGCGCAACAGATAGCGCAACCAAGTCTCTAAAAGACGCAGACAGCACTAGAAAAAGCTACAATGACAGTCTGAGTAAGACCGGTCAAGGCTATGACAATGCGACTAGCTCAGCGCTTCGGAATACGTCGGCTGTTAATGATAACAACTCGGCAGTTCGTAACGCATCCGGTAGCTACAATCAATATACCGGCTCGATCAACTCGGCGGCTAATGCTCTTAGTAATCTTAGCGCGGCTGAATATAATCGTCAACGTTGGCTCAGAGCTAATGAAGCCTACGGCACCGGCTCTGGAAGTTCAAACAATAATGGTTATGGTGGCGGTAACGAAGAAATGTCTTTCGGCTTTCAGACAGGAACGTCATTTAAATGGGGCGAAGACACTGTTGGATCGGTTGAGTTTGCCGGAGATTATGGCACTGGTATTGATAAGGCGACAGGTAGTATTTGGGGTTACGATAAAGCAAAGAAAGTACAAGACGAATTTAACAGAATGAGAAAAGCATTTCCTAATTTGACATTTGAAGAAGCTAAACCTGCACTAGAGGCTTATTACCGCAATCAAGGTATAGACCTTGAATACTGGTTGTCTAAAATAAATCAAAGGAAAAACTCACAGGCTGATAAAACAACAACAACGTCTGGATCACCGTTTACAGGATCGGCCTCTTCAATATCAACACCGTCAACCTCAACAACATCATCATCCAATCAGGATAGGCGACCTATCGTCATCAACATAACTACGCCTGATGCGGACAGCTTTCGACGCACCAAACGTCAAACCGCGATGGACGCCAGACGTATGGCTCAGAAGGTAGGGCAATGAGTGGTCGAATTGTTGATAACGTCAGATTGCCAGAAGACATTGAACGTGGGGCCAGAATAGGCTTCATGTGGAATACGTCTGTCGTGACATTAGCTAACGGCAAAACTACGTCTAACCGTAACTGGCAAGATTGTCTTGTTCAAGTCGATTGTGGTTATGGAATGATGGACAAGAAAAATCCAGATGACTTGCAAGATAGCTATGAGCGTATCCTTGAATTCTTCATGGCGCGCAACGGTCGACATAGAGGCTTCCTGTTTCGTAACCCCATTGATCATGAAGCAACGCTAGAACCTCTTAAGGTTATCAGCGAAGACGATAGAACCTATCAACTAGGCATTCTATATGATGACTATTTTAGACGTATAACCAGACCTGATGTTGAGACTTTAGTTATTTATAATGACGAGACTCTTCTGGCCGAAGCTGATTATTCACTAGGAGAGCTTGGCGTTGTGACGTTAAACGAAGCTCTAGATGTGGGTACTCTATCTGCGTCGTTTCAATTCGATATCGCTATGGTGTTTGAAGGCGACAGTTTGTTCGCAGCTATTCAACATATCCGAGCAGGTGAGTTCCCTGATATAAATTTAATTCAGGTACAAGAATGACTCGCGCTTGTCCAGTTGCATTGCTTGCCCACATTAAGAGTGGGTCAACGCAGCTTTGCCGTCTATTCGAAATCCGAACAGTCGCCGGTATCGAGCATTATTTTACGGATAGTCAACAAGATGTTAAGATAGGTGACATTACCTATAAAGCAAAGCCTGGAATTGAAATCAGCGCAATTCGAGAGAATGCGGATGAAGGTTTTGCAGACGCTACGGTCACGCCCATTCTTGACGACGATAATATCAGAGAAAAGGACGTTCGCAACCGTCTGCTAAAAGATGCGACAGTTAAGATCAGCATTGCTTGTTGGAGTAATCCAGAATACGGAACGATGTTTGTCTATGGCGGTAAGCTTGGTGACAATATTATCACTGGATTGCGAGCGGAAATAACCGTCATCGGAAGTTCTGATGCCGGTGCTGATCTAACGCTAGGTGAGGTTTTTTCGGAACGTTGCCGCAATATTTTTGGTGATCGCCGATGCGGTGTTGATCTTGATAAGCTTAAGGTTCCATTCCAAGTCATCGGACTTGTTGAGGGAACAAAGAACAAGTTCTATGTGTCTGTAGAGCTTCCCCAACCTGATAATACAAACGATGAATTAGACAACATAACAGAGGAATTGATAACGATGGGATCGGGCGATTACGTCGTTCCCGAGTGCAGAGCCCTGGCGGTCACGGTGCGAGGCTCGGGAGGCGGTGCCGGCCTACTCGCTGCGCCTGGCTCTCCTACGTCGTTTGGCCCGCTCTTGGCCACCGGAGGCAGCGGAAACGCCTCGCCGTCGCTCGCTGTGCAGACGCACGCCCGAGACGGCATCGGATCAGGCGGCAGCACAAACCTAAGAGGCAAGGGAGAAGCGGGAGGCTCTTGGTTTCTTCTAACAGGCGGCGATGGAGGCTATACATCCAAAGTGTTCGTTATTGGAGAAGACCTACAGATTGGAGATAGCATCCCCTATTCTATCGGTTTAGGTGGAATTGCAGATAATAATGAAGATCACGGGCAATCTATCGGAAGGTCTGGCACAATTAAAATAATAACGCGAGATCAATTAACAACTATTGACAACGGTTATAATTTCGGCTCTATTCTTTGGAGCGAAGGCGAAAACAAAGGTGTTATTCATAGCATTATCTCTTATGCTAATGACGGACTTATTACTGTATCGACAATGCTTAACGATCCAATTAAAATTGGAGATAAAGGTTTTTTCCGTCCAGGCTGTTCAAGATATCGTTCTAATTGCATATCATATGATAATATTATCAACTATCGCGGTGAGCCTGACGTTCCAAATATTGTTCCTGTAACAATTGGAGCTAATGCGGTTCCCGACAAGATTGAAACTAAATCCGACTTCTTACGGATGGGTTAACATGACAAGCATGCATCCTATCCCTGTTGGGAAACCTAAAGTCAGGACGTCGGTTGAGCGCGGAGATGCGATCACTAATTTAACGCTAAAGTCTCAGACATGGGGAGTTTTTATCCCTATTCATTGGGGTAATATCAGACTTGCGGGTTATCAAGTTTGGTCTAGCGGTTTTTATAATCTTATCATCAAAACGATGAACGATTATCCTTTCATGTTGACATCGTGGACAAGCGATAACAGCTATTATGAATTTGAACCCGCCCGCACTTATACGACTCAATATTTACAGCCTGCAATTGATATAGCTTACAGCTTCGGAATGAACGGTGATCCGTCTTATAGCCGGCGTTTATCTAAATTGTTTATGGATGATATGGAAGTTTATAATGCAGATGACCCTGATTCTGCTTACTATTCTTTTGAAATATTGAACGGGCGCAATCGCGAAGTTAGCGAAATTATTAAATCTTATCTTGAAGAGAAGACAACATACTATCCCGATCAACTTTACACTGTCATTGAACGTCTGACTTATCAAAGTGAAACGGGAATACCAGATCAAGTCACGGCCGAATTCAACACAACACAACACGACACCACCCCGTTAGGTTCTGTCTACACAGGCATTCTAGCTGTAGAACCGTCGTCCGTTTTTATGCCTGATTTTGACAATAATATTATGTATATCTATAGGGACGAATTGCCTTATGGGCGTATTGAAAAATATGATCTAGACACAAGCGAGATCATTTCGAGCAACAAAATCGTCATCACCGGTCCAGAAGGAATGATGCAGGGCAACACAATTAAGGCTAATCTCTGGTTTCCAAAAAATCGGCTTATTCTTTATCAAGTCATTAATCGTGGCCCGAGCGGTTACGATTCGGAATATAAGAATCTTAAGTTATGGGCAATCAATCCAGATACCGGCGAAAGCGTCGGATCATTTGGCACAAATGTAGAAGGCGGTTTGCCCGGCGACGATTTGAACGATCAAGGTTTGCCGCCATGTCAAGGTGCCCACACTTTGCTAGATGAAAGCGTGCGAGCCATAGGTTGTTTCTATCGTCCTGTTAACGCTAAGACGTATATTGTTGAAGTGACTGGCAGCGGAACAACGTCTGTCTCAATTAACGTTACCAAAAAAGAAGATTTACCTTTGAACGCTTATCCTTCTGATACAGCGGAAGGTTATCAAGGCACGACTTATTACGCTTACTATTACTTGTCCGAAGATCGACTTGATATCTATAAGCAAACATTAGCCGGTTCTACTCTTTGGAAGCAGCTAAGCGGTAGTGTTGAGGAACTGCCGACTAGGCTTATTTGTTATCAAAGCAAGTTGCTTGCCCTTAATGAAGATCGAGCAACTATGTATCGTGAGGATGGCAATTCTGTTGTTTATGACAAGGATTTCACAGATAACCCGTTGACAGATATCAGCGATGCTAACAACACATCCATGTTCGGATACTACAACAATGGTTCTATCGGATGGAGCATTGGGGTTAGCTATTTGGGCATTCTCGACATCAAGGACGGAACTTTTAAGATTAATGAATATGACGTGCCTGGTTACGGCAGAGCCTGGGATAGCGTAAAAGGTCGGTTTTGGTCATGGAATAGAAGCGGTGACAACAGAGTCAGATATTTTCAATCTAACGCACCTATAGTCGGCGGTAAGATTAAGCTTCGCGATTTCATGCGCAGTCTATACGTCTTCACTGGCGTATATGAGCCGGATTATTTTGAGTTTCAAGATATCGAAGACGAGATTCACGGCGCTGTTTTATTTGAGCCTAGAACTGTCATCGATGTTATCGCCGAAGTGATGGCGCTTTATAGGATCAACAAGTTAGAGACTGTAAACAAGATCATATTTTATCGTAATCAACTTGCTACAGGCAGCATTACGATATCCGAAACCGTTAACCTTCAGGATTTAGCTCTAGCATCGGAAAACGATGATCCGATCTATTGTCTTAAAATTATTCAGACATCAGACCAAAGCATCAGATCGCAAATCGATTTAACCTTTCTGGATATAGATGCTAACTATGTCCCGAACACCGTTTCTTATCGTCGGCCAGACGCACTGTCTAATTCGACAGATGCGTTTCAGATCAATGTCCCTATTGTGATGAGCAAAAACGAAGCTCTGAAGCTTATTCAGACAGTTTCCGCTGATCTAGAAGCCGCTGAGAGCAAGTTCGAGTTTCGTTTGCCTCAGTCTTATCTGAATATCACTAAAGGGGATATCATTCGGGTTAAGGATAGAGAATTCGACAATCTTGTTAAAATAGTTGAAACCAATATCAACGGTGATTTCTCTAACTCATTTATCGGCGAAGGGGTTGTTGCTCAAGAGCTAGTCGATATTCAAGTTCCTGATTTGCCCGCTCCAACGGTTACGAACGCCTTCGGTTCAGGTAAAACGTTTGCCCATATATTCGACGTGCCGGCCTTGTTGCCTGAGCAAAACCCGGATGATGATAACGAATTCATTCAATACAGTGTGATATACGGTGAAAAAGACAAATGGCAAACGGGTTATCTAACTCGTTTCCAGAACGATTTATTCAGATTCATCTATGGGACTAACATCGGACTTCCCATTCTGGCCTATCAAACAAATAACGCTCTAACTTCTAAACGATGGGTCGTTGATAATGATGACCTAAACGTGACGCTGTTATTTGGCAAATGGGATGAAACTAGAAATAGGACTGTAACACAGCTATTTGAGGATAAATCTAAGAATGTCGCGTTCTATGGCGCGGCAGGACGATGGGAAGTTGTTAGATTTTGTTCCATTCAAGACGGTAAGGTTAAAGGTATCTTACGCGGCACCCGCGGAACTGATACTGTTGTCGGTAGTCATCATGTCAACGACTATTTCATCCCTATTGTGGGCAGCGTGTTGACAGAAATTAGGGACGCAGAACTGATCGGCACGTTCGAACGATATAAGGCGGTCACTGCTACTCAATCTGTCGACAACAGCAAGGAATTCTCAAACAAGATTGAAGCCGCGTCTTTGAAACCTTGGACCCCGGTAAATATTAAGGTTATTCGTGAGAGTAACGACGATTTAACTATAACATGGACAAGACGAGATCGTAAAAACAGTTCATGGGGACAACCTGAATTGGTCAATTCAGAGGGTTCTTTAAAGTTTGATTTAGAGATTTATCTAGATGTGGAGATTGTCAGAACGGCCGCTGAATTGATCGAAGCGAGTTATACTTACGTTGCCGCTGATCAGATTAGTGACGGACTAGAACTTGACGCCGAAACGATAACGCTTCAAATATTTCAGCTTAGCGAAGTCGTCGGGCGAGGTTTCGGCCGCAAGGGAACGTTCAATGTCGAATAACTTAAGTCTTGTCGAAATCGCCGAAGGTATGAGCGATCCTGAAACGGCTGTTAACACAGCTTTGCAAAAGATCGGCGAAGCTATAACTGAGTTTATAACAATCGATGTGACCGGGGGTAACGTTTCATTAACCGAACTTGAATGTCAAGAAAATCAAGTTATTAAGGTTATCGCCTCTGCAACTTTGCGAACGATAACAGTTCCTCAAATGAAACGTGTGCTTGTATTTTATAACACAAGCGCAAATCCTGTTAGTATTGTTCTCGGAACAACAACATTAACACTTGATGCAAACGCAAGCGACATTTGCTATCTGGACGGAACAGCTAATGGTCTTTACGGACTAACTTCCGGTGGAGGTAGTGGGGGCGGTATTTCTGACGCACCAGCGGACGGCTCGACATACGGACGTAAGGATAACACCTGGACCAATGTGGCATCAGGTGGAGGCGGAATCTCTGACGCACCAGCGGACGGCTCGACGTATGCGCGTAAAGACAATGCTTGGATCGGTATAACGTCCGGTGGAGGCGGCGGGGGATCATGGGATTTCAACCCGCCGTCAGCATCGGATTTTGATAATACGATTTACCACGGTAGCGCTCGTCTGCTACTATTAGCAGACGATACTGACGCGGGATTGCTATGTGACGCTGGCGTGCTTAATGGCGACGGCAATAACCGAGGCGCTTTGAAACCTGTAAACGGATCAGCGGATTTCGACATCATCGCCAAATGCATAGCCTGGATGCCCGACTATAATTATCTGTCTTACGGTCTAGCTCTATATCGCACATCAGGCTCATACAGTGTTTTCTTCGGTTTCGGAACAACTAATTCAGGGAATTCAGTTCTAGTTCAGAAATGGAACACAGCGGGATCGAGCTTTTCCTCTAACGAACTTTCTATGTTCAGCGAGAACGCCAGATGGTTTCGCATTAGATTCACACAATCAACAGGCGTTATTAGATTTTTTGTTTCAATGGACGGTAAAAATTGGAGTCAGGTTCACACTGACACTGCCTCAAATTTGTTAGGTGGAGCGCCGACGCATTGCGGACCATGTATGAATACTAACAACGGCTCTTATAGTAATTTGAATTTCAAAATGTCAGTGCCATACTATTCAGGCTGAGACAGCAAACAACCCCGCTAACCTGTGTTAACGGGGTTGTTTTAACTGTTATGATATTGTATTGAATGAAATTCTATCTATCGTCGTGGGCGATGACCGTCAATAACAGGTTCCCGCGTCTCTGCCACTAAGGCTTCGAAATCCGCCCTGTGTGGCCTCGCAACCGTTCGCCGGCGCCGGTTTGTCCAGTGTCATGCTCGATGCCGCTGGCCGGCTGGAAACCACGCGCCACGGCCCACGCCAGCCCTGCACCGGATCGGAACGAATGCCAGGCACCGTCGCTGGCCCGTAGGTGATCCCGAGGCGGTATGATTCGCGAGCCTGGACGACGGTGCCCACACTGAGGCTACCAGCGAGAGTGAGCGCGGCGAGGCAGACATGGGTCGAGTGCAATTTGATGGATTTGGGCATTGTCTGGTTTCCTCAGTGAGCGAATTAGCAGGTTTTAGATTACAAGTTAAAAGTTAAGATTTTCTTGCAGTCTCGCCGGCCTAACTGTAATTCTCGTCATAGATAAACATTGTTTCGCAGTCGGAACAGCACGGTACTACTTCGCGCCAACGTCCCCAATAATACACATTGCAATGTTCGTTCTCGAGTTCATCATCGTCATTTGGAGTAAGATGATTGACGAAAATATACACTGCCAGATCGTATCGCATTAAAGTCCCCTTCTGTTCCTGAAAATGCTTATCTGACAGACTGCCTCATATAGCAAGAGTTAAAACTACGGATGGTTAATCCTTGGTTAAATTGGTGCTAGGAATGCAGCGCATTTTTCCTTTTTGCGTAGGCGTGCAAAGCATATCTCCGATTTCAACTATGGTTCCGCCACTATTAGCAAAGTTGATTATGATAATCAACGACAGAACCACACCAAAGAAGAAAGTTATAAGTTGGCCTTTAGTCATTTACATTTCCCTAGAATAAGAGTTTTTCCTTGAAACGTTGGAAATAACCCATATCCGACAACATTTGATACGCTCGTTCAATATATACGTTGTAGTTAATGTCATTCGGAAAAGTCTTAGGTAGGTCCATACAAGGCTTGCCGCCATCACTCTCGGAGACCTTACGGTTCCCAATCACATAATTTATATTACCGTACACGCCAATTGCATAGTAGAAGCGAACAACTTTTCCTAAATAGAAATTATCTTTGTGGGCACCGCCTCTAACATTCTTGACTAAAATAAACTTGCGTATATCTTTACATTCTTGAATGGTTTGTTCAATAGGAACGCCTCTCGTTATCTTTAGTTCGCAAGCGGTAATGCAAACAGTCGCCATAGGGTTTTTATGAAATCTAAAAATCGAATAGTCCGATCCTGCATCCCAAGGATTAAAGAAAATGTTTTTGCCTTTAACTTCAATCACGCCATTTTTATCTTGGGGTTTTACAGCTAGATACGCATTAACGTCTCTGCTATGAACAGACGTGTACGTCGTTTCCTCAGTGACAAATCCGGTGATGCGTTCCCACTCTGCGACTACATTGAAATAAACATTATGAAGCTGTTTCGGAACCCGCATGACAATTCCGTCCGTATTGGCCGAGATGACTTCAATGCCGGCCAATTCCATCATTTCAATAAGCATTAGCAAACAAAGCTGCCCTGAGACTGTCACCTGTATCATCAAATCAGGTGCGTACAATATTGACCATGGGGAGCCAAGCTTACCGAACGCACCGTTTACAGTAATTTTCAGAGCTTGAGCAATGGCCTTTAGCTTTGCTTTTTTGGCTTTAATACGTCGGTCAACAATCGATTTATAGACTTGCAGAAAGACTTTGCCTAAATGTTCCGGCATTAGACCTTGATTGATTACGATATAAGGATAGTAAGACACCACGTCCCTATCGAGTATTAAAGTTTCGTCATCAATCTTATGGGTGATCTTCTTTTCACTAGAATGTAGTCCACCGTTACCCATTCGATATGTTGAGTTGCCTATTACAATATTTAAATCTTTAATTTCTTGCGGGATTAAAACCTTACCGTTGTCCATTACTCCATAGTAAGCATTGCGGACAACCTCTAGAACATTTTGCATTTGTGGTGTTTGAAAACGCATCCATCCCGGCACTTTATATTGGTCAACCTGATCTTTAACAATCTTAGGCTTTCTAGGTGCGACGCCGGTTAAACGCTCAATTTCAGCAGCTATAACGTATTCTGCAATTTGAGCGTCAGATTTAGACATAAGATCAACGTTGTATTCTTTAGTAAGCGTATCTCGCAATTCCAATTCTTCTTTTAAATTGACAAAGATAAGTTCTGTAACGTCTAGATCGTTAATACAATAGTTCATCACAATATTTTGTTGTTCTAGAGTCAAGTTGATCCAAGGATCAAACGGCAAATCTTGAATTCTGCTAGAATGCAATCTTGCACCATATGTTTTCAATGAGCCTGTCACCGGGCAAACTTCAATTAAATCAATAACCTTTGTCTTATAGCACTGAAACTTAAACTCTCGTTCGGTTTGATAACAACGCATATCAGATTGGATGATGCTAGTGCTAGCTTGGTTCAAATATTTAACCAATGGTCTAAAATAAGCAAGCCATATCATAGGTATGTCATATTTATTACAATTAAATCCAACGCATGTATAGTTATGTAAAACCCATGATAACTTAAAATTATCAAATCGTTCGCCATCACGTAAAGTAAAAATAAGAACCTTATTAGTGCCGACAAGCTTAAACGCTACCATCCAAAAGTTAGGATAGCTTTCAACGTCAAACACCATAACCTTGCCCACATTTGACCTGAGTTCGTCGTCAGTTATCAACTGATAATCAGATGGGGCGGGAGCGACGTAGGGTTTTAGAGGAACCTTTACGCCTTTCGGCTGAAAATCGTCTAACTCGTCGTCATTGAATGTGATCATGTTGTGCGCCTAACGACAAGACCGCGCATCTTATCGCCCATAAACATAGCTCCACGTTCTGTATAGAAATCCACTGTTTTGGCGTATTTCTCAAGAGCTAATAGCCGTTCACCGTTATAAACAGACCCTTCTCGCAATCCCAACACATCAAATCGAGCGCCTTTATTTCCGTGATGTGTTATCAAACAATCAGCATCAAACCCTATAGTGTTGTCAGAAGCAAAGGCCAATATAGAACGTAAACCATCGAAAAAGCCTTCTGGTACAGGTAATTGAGTAGTCGACATTCTGAATATAGGATCATAGTTCGGTATCTTTCCTTCTAGTAGAGCACTCTTTACGAACGTCCCATCTTCAAACCAAAACGTTGCAGATGTGTCACTAAATCCAAATTTTTCCAATTTACTGGTATGCGCAGCTAACGCTTTAATTGCAGATTTAGGAATGATCATTCCGTGCGGCAGATGTATTCCGTGCCAGACTTCAAACATGCTATGACGGTCAGAAGCAGCGACGCTATGGCCGCATAACCACACGCCTTGAAATGTCGGCGCATCCGACTTCTCGTCAGCCACGGTCGCACAAGTGACCATTGCGCTAAGCAAATCATTGTTGATCAGAGCACAGGGTTGGTCTGGTTGAAGTTCGATTAAATATTCCGGTCTGACACAATCAACATAAACCGTAAATCGACCTGATCTAATGCATAATTGATCCTCACTAACGACTGTATAAAGAACCTCACTGCCTGTCTTTTCAAGAGCCTTAATAAACGATTCAGTGTTAGGACATATCGTAAAATCTTCAACAATAGGAATCCCAATGGACAACTTACCGTCAGTTGCGCTAATCCAACCATTAGCTATTCGGCAATGCGTCTCATAGACATTATAGCCCTTACCCTGAGCATGGCTAATAAGAGCTAGAGCATTTATTAACCTTTCCGCTGCCTTACCGGACGACTTAGGTTTCTTTGCCATGATGTTTCCTAGAACGGTATAAGATCGTTATGTTTCTCGCATCCCGTTGCTATGATTTTGGCAGGTGGCCGAATATTAGCATTATTGTATGTGCAAACCTCTCGCTTGTCGTCAAACGAGTCGCAATTACAGCATGTTCTCACCAAGCCGCACTCTAGCAGATTTTCTGCTATTTCCTTACCCAGTCGTTCAATAAACACCTGTCTATTGTAATTTCTATTACAGATCGCATCATTTATATGCTTTCTGATAGTGTCAGACATAGCTAAAACTCCGCCAATTGAACTTCTGGATATTCCCTGTCTAGACGCACTGTAATAAAGCGGGGTGTTCGATATAGGTGTGAATAGGAAAGTGCTTGCTCTACGGTTGCCGGGACTTCGCCGGCCAGCCTTTGCTGAAACCATCGTTCTGCCCTTGATCTAGCGAAACCCGTATGTTCGAATAGAACAATCTCGCGTATCATTCGCGAGTCCCCATCAACAAAATAACTGCACCATAGTTGAGGTTTAGAGTCCGCAACGTGTTTATTTTTATAAGATTTATATACTGCCTTAATAACAGGGAAACGCTTAATCTCCACAAGCTTTTCTTCCTGATAAACTATCGCATTAAGGTCATGTGTGTTTTCAATATAATTGTTAAACGGAAATTCATATCCACATCCCTCACAAACTCGGGCTGCTGCAAAATTATAAATGCCGCATTGTGGGCATATTTTAACAGGCATCTCGCCTTTGGTGCCACTAGGACGTTTAGGAATGCAGGGATCGTTAACCGGCCCTAGTCGTTCAATATTGGCAGCAAAATCCAAAATAAGACATTCAGACTTAATAAAATCATAGCCTGGAATATATTGCCTCTCGTTAGTAAAATCATATGGCCGTGTTCCTCGTCCAATCATCTGAACATGCAATGATGTCGATTGAGTATGTCGCACAATAGCAATGAGATCGATGGGGGGATGATCGAATCCAGTGGTCAGCTTGTCAGCATTGACAATGGCTCTTAGCTCGCCCCTTTTAAACGCAGCTATAACGCTATCGTTTTCTTTGGCTGTCTTTTTCGAATGGACGCACTCACACGCCACACCTTGCTGCTGTAGTTCAGCGGTCAGGTGCTCTGCGTGCTCAATATCGACAGCGAAAATGAGCCACGCCCAACGTGTTTGCCCATAATGGCAAATCTCTTGTGCGCATTGCTTGTTCAAGCTTTCTTTGTCCACGGCTTCACTCAGTTGTTTTTGGTTGAACTCACCAGCTTGGATTTTGACATTACTGATATCGTAATGCGTTTGAGTAGGTCTAGTTATTGGTTTGCAAAGATATTTTTGAGCAATAAGTTGCTCCCATCCTTCAATACCAGTCATGTCATAAATAATATCAGTAAACAGAACGTATTCTTCACCGGTTTCTTTATCTTTAACCGGATCGGTTAACATGCCTTGACCTTGACGATAAGCCGTTGCGGTAAAACCAATAATTTTAACAGATGGGTTCAATTCTCTCATTTTATTGAAAACAGAGTTATACATACCAGTTTGAGTAGGCGGTATTAGATGCCCTTCATCAACTATTATCAAATTATAAGCTTTAAACAGTTCTATGTTATTGTAGACAGACTTAATACCTCCAAACGTAATCGGCATATAATGGATGCGCTGTTTCAATCCAGCCGAAAATATACCTATAGGCGCGTCTCGCCATAGATATAACAAAGCATCGGCGTCTTGACCGATCAATTCTTTTCTATGAGTTAATATAAGTACGCGCTGATTAGTCCATTGAGTAAAAATAGTAAGAATAAAACCGGCGATAGTGAGACTTTTACCCGTCCCTGTAGGTAGAGCAATAACAGGATTTCCATTATTGGAAGAAAAATAAGAATAAATAGCGTGTATCGCATTTTGCTGATACCATCTTAAGAGTTGCCACCAATCAGGACGCATTATTTGTTATCCAGTTGTGCCCACATTTGACATCCTTCGATTTGCCGATCCTCTGGAATGAAACCCTTCCAATGGTTGCAAAACCAAGCTTTGTTGTCCTGAGCAATCGCATGTCGGCAGCTACGGCAGTTCAACATCATTGGTTGATTGTTATGACATATCTCTGCGTATGTGCATTTTTTGCACATCCAAAATGACGAGTCTAATCCGGCTTTTCTTGGCGGTGTTTGTTGCGTTATGACTTCCTCTGCTTTGCGCAACATGTCATTGCAAATATTATGATCGGGCTTTACAACTTCAAAATATAGACTGTCATCGTCCTTACAATAACCGGCATATATGCAATATTGCATTCCATAGAATGTTCCATATGTGGACATTTGCGTGTAATGTTTAGGAAATGCCAAGATAACGCCGTGATTTTTTAGCTTGGCGAAGTTAACTTTATTGTGTGTCTTGAATTCTAAAAGAACATTAACATTCAAAAGAAAACTTATTAGAGCTTGCAACTCTTTCGGACCATAGCCGCCGCGATAGCAAGCTTTACTATCAAGCGATCCGCCAAAATGTCCACCCACTGCACTAATTCTATGCTGTTGAGATGTGGACTCATCTAGCTCTGATACCTCAAAGCCAATAGACCTAAACCACTCAACAAATCTAATTTCTTCTTTATGACCTGTGTTGAATAATCGATATTGTTTACCAGTGTAAACACCATGCGTCGCCCAACGAAATGAATACCATATCTTTCTAGCGCATTCTTCACCAATAATTGACGCCCCTAGATGTTGTCTAGGTGCATCACTATGGTATATCTCTTGACAAGACAAGTCAACGAGAGCGCCAATCGCTGCGCCGGCTTCCTTCAACATATCGCACCTTTAGAGAAAAAATAGGGCGCTAATTATGCGCCCTATAGTAGTTAGATATGGAAGAGATCAGCTTTGGTTATTCATCCATGATGGGGCTTCACTGTTCTGCCCTTGAATAAAATTCTGTCCCTGGGGCTGGAAGCCGCCGCTCTGATTTTGTCCCTGGGGCTGTTGCTGTTGGAATCCGTTCGGCGCACCGCCGGTATTCTGAGGAAAGCCGCCCTGTCCCTGGGGTTGGAAGCCACTGCCCTGATTGACATTCGGCTGTTGCTGCTGAAACCCGCCCTGACCTTGACCTTGAGGATTGAACCCGCCGCTCTGTCCCTGATTTTGTCCCTGGGGCTGTTGCTGCTGAAATCCGCTTTGACCTTGGACTTGGCTCTGTCCCTGGGGCTGGAAGCCGCCGCTCTGATTTTGTCCCTGGGGTTGAAATCCGCCCTGTCCCTGGGGTTGACCTTGATTGTTCGGCTGGAAGCCTCCACCGCTCTGATTGTTCGGCTGGAAGCCTCCACCGCCCATATGGGTAGGGTTCGGCTGTGATCGCGGATTAGCACCGGGAACGTTGCCTTGCAAATCCATAACTGTCTTGATTTCAGTATAGCCTTTTTCCTGCCCTTCCTTACTGTTTTGCGGACCAATTTCGACCTGCATCTGACGGCCAATCAGCATCTTGCCGCCGTCTTGCATCGGCAGTTGCTGAATACCGATGCAAGCGCACAATGCCGAGAGTTGCTGCAATCCTCGCTTCGCAGTGTCCTGCTTTTCGTGACTGACAACATAATACTTGCGGATTTCGCCAGCATTCGTTGTGAATGTCACAACAAAATTGAATCCAGTCTGTGCCGAATTCTGTTCGACATCTGCGTTTGAGATTGTGGCCTGGAACACTCCAGGCGGATGAATCCCACCTTGCGATTGATCCGGTGCGTACTGAGACGCATCGAACGTCATATTGAAACCGCCCATTTCGTTCAACTCCATGTTCACGATAGATAGAGAAGCGTATTCAGCCCAATCAGTCCCGAATCGAGAAAGTTTGGTATCAATTGTTAACTGTTTTGCTTCAAACCAAGTCATTAGCTTGTGAGAGCAAGTTACAGTCTTCCAATTGAATTCCTTCATGCCTTTATCCGTAGGCACAAACATAAGCGTCCAGATTAGCTTATTTGCGTCTTTCAGATAATTGCAACAAAACTCACGCATGAACTTATGCGTTAGCCCTGTATTCAAATTTTCAGTTGTCACTGAAGATTTGGACGTTTCTGTCGTTTTTGTTGTTGTTCGTTTTGGTTTGGTCAGAGGCGGATCAGGTTTGGCCTGAGTCGACGGACCAAAACCCTTCGGGGTCACACCTTTATCGATTGTTGCTACTGCCATTAGGACATCATCTTTCTGAAAATTGTTGCCAAGCCGCCACCAGTCTTAGGGTCCGCATCCTCTAGCTCATTGAGTCTGCCACTGCGATCTTTGGCAGTGTATTCAATACTAGGTTGCGTTCTAAGCAATCTCCATTTGTAACCCTGTCCCATACCATAGGCATTGTTCATATCGTCAAATGTATGGAGATAGAAAACTTCATCAGTGAAATACGGAGCAGCCTGAGCCAACTTCTGCCCTGGAAATTCAGGAAGATATTTACGAATTCCCGCTGCGTCCTGAGTATTCCCACACTTGGCTAACAACGCGATGTGTTTGCCTGAAATGTCTCTAAAAGAGCGGAATGCCGAAACAACTTGTTCCTGGACCTTCGGATATAATTTCCGAGGATCGGCAGTGCGTTTCATTTCCTCGCTAAAGACTTTCTCTGCAATCTCCGACATGCTGTCTAGACATATCGTGTCGAATTTCTTTGCTTCTTTACTCTGCGTCAACCACATAAACACGTTGGCCAAATCGGCAATCGTATTCACCTTAACAGTAGGTATGTCAAAATCCCTGAGAGACAACAGACCATGTTCAGCACTGATAATGAAAGGATTAGGAGCGCTAGCGCATAGGCGCGTTTTGCCCGATCCTGCCTCCCCATATACCAGAACCTTGCACCCATGGATATGAGCAGCCTGTCTAGAGGATTGTATATTTATCGATACAGTTGCCATCAGCCCTTCACTACGGTAAGTGGTGATTGATATGGACGCATTACTAATCCACCCTGATTGATATATTCGCGTTGTTTCGGATGCATGCGAATATAGGCGGAATAGCTAGGACGGTGCCACTGCGCATCCTCGCGCATTGTCTGATCGATACTCGGG